TATGTTCCTCAAATGGTTCTAGGGAATTTGATTCTGAATTTACGGTAGACGCCATCGTTGGAAGATTGTATGTTATCCCTGGAAATTTGTACCACTACGTAAAACCATTTGACGATGAAGGATACAGAAGATCAATAGTATTCAATATAAACTGTTCAAAAAAATAATGTTTAGTTATTTTACAAATATACAAATGTTAGTAAACTAACACAAAGTAGACTATATAATACAGTGATATGGAGAATACTATGAAAGACCTTTTATCACGGAATGAACTGGCGTCATGGCAATGGGATGACAAGTCAACTAATGAGGAGACACGAGATCAAGTCACAGATTACTTTCAATGTATTTCCGATTGCGAAATTATCGATAGCACCGCAAGGAGGTTCTGCCGTCACATTCTTACCGAATAAAAACGATCAAGGAGTTTAAAACCAAAATCCCCTTCACCTAATAAGTGAAGGGGATTGGTCTATATGCCAATAATAGAACTGTACGACCCATCCATTTTTTGGTTGGGTTTTGTTATATACTATGTCTATCGGAAACGAAATGACTATGGTCAACTACGAAATCAAATCACAACTAGCAAAACTTCTAGCCACTGAAGATATTTTAGTTGAGAATCGTAATATTGAAACCGCACAATTTGATGTTGAGAATAGAGTCTTAACTCTTCCTATGTGGAAACGGGCCAGTGAGAGTGTATATGATATGTTGGTAGGTCATGAAGTGGGTCATGCCCTTTATACACCTAATGAATGGGATTGGGAAGATCGAGTTCCTCAACAGTTTGTGAACGTCACTGAAGATGCTCGTATTGAGAAACTGATGAAACGTCGGTATCCTGGTCTGGCAAAGAGTTTCTATAAAGGTTATAAAGAATTATCAGATCAAGATTTTTTTGAACTTGGAGATAAAGACCTTGGAGATATGAATCTTGCTGATCGTATCAATCTTTACTATAAGATCGGTAACTTCATTAATGTGCCTATAGGTGATGGTGAAGAGAAAGATATTCTAGACATCGTAGGTAAAACAGAAACTTTCGATGAAGCAGTTCTTGCGGCAGAAGTTCTTTACAAGTATTGTATTGGTGAGGTAGAAGAACAAGAAACTGTTAAAAATGTTCCTACCAGTCAAAACAAAGAAGGTTCTATTGATAGTGAACCAGAGAAAGAAGAAACATCCGGTACAGAAACTCCAGAGGTTGAAGGTTCTACAGAAGGTTCTACGGAAGGTTCTAGTGAGGATACTGTTAAGGAGGAACCACAAGTTCAGACAGACCAAACATTCAATGAAGGTACTCAAGAACTGAATGGTATAACTGAACAAGGTAGAAATCCTGAATATCATGAGGTCCCTGAGGTTGATGTAGAGCAAATTATTATCTCTAATGCAAAATGTCATAAAGAGATAGATGACCACTGGACAAAACTTTCTACTGAAGAAACTTACTGGGACGAGTATTCACGAACATACCGTAAAATACGGGCAGTAGATTTTGCTTATGTTGACAGGGAGTATAATAAGTTTAAATCATCTACTCAAAAAGAAGTCAACTATCTTGTAAAAGAGTTTGAATGTAAGAAGTCAGCAGATGCATATACACGGTCTTTGACTGCAAAGACTGGTGTACTGGATTGCACTAAACTTCACACCTACAAATACAATGAGGATTTGTTTAAGAAGGTAAATGTACTACCTGATGGTAAGAATCATGGTCTTATTTTTATTCTTGATTGGTCAGGTTCTATGGGTACTACTCTTCTTTCTACCATAAAGCAACTCTTCAATTTGATTTGGTTCTGTAAGAAAGTAAATATTCCATTCGATGTATATGCATTCAGTAACAACTACATCGAGAACCGACATACAGAACAACGGTATATGCCAAGGGTTAAATTTGAAGATATTGAATATCAAGATGTAAGAGATAATATGTTAGTAGTCTCTCCCGACTTCAATCTCCTTCACTTCTTTACTAGTGATACACGAAAGGCAGAACTTGATAAGCAGATGTTGTCTTTGTATCGAATTGCATATTCTTGTTCATTCAATGCAAACTATGAACCTCCACTGAACTTTTCTCTTTCTGGTACTCCCTTGAATGAAGCGATTGTTTGTCTTCATCAGATTATTCCTCAGTTTAAAATGAAGAATAGAGTTCAAAAAGTTAATACTATTATTCTGACTGATGGTGAAGCCAATCACTTACCTGTGTTCAGAACATGTGATTACATGGGTGGTAAGATGTCTATTGCTCGAATGAGTCCTAGTGATTATATTCGTAATCGTAAGACTGGACACACTTATAAAGTTCCTGGTCAATACTATGAATTCACAGAACTTCTATTGAAAGACTTGAAAGAAAGTTTTCCTGATGTAAATCTTATCGGCATCCGTATTGCTTCTAATTATGAATTCAAACCTTTCCTACGTCGGTACATGGAAGTTAGTGATGAACTTATGAAAGTTGTTCGTAAAGAAAAGTTCTATGAGATTAAAAATTCTGGTTATACTTCCTACTTTGGTATGTTAGATACCGGTTTGAATAATGATACCGAGTTTGAAGTTGATGATGGAGCATCTAAATCAAAAATCAAATCAGCATTTGCCAAAAATCTCAAGGCTAAGTCTCTAAATAGAAAAGTACTTAGTCAATTCGTCAACCTGATCTCCTGACCAGATTGACAACTGTCCCAACCACTCACCGTTACGAGTGGTTTTGGACTATATTAGCTTTGTTGACCACACCACATACATCATGGCACTATCAAAAGAATACGTAGTCACTTCTCTTCAATCACTGTATGGCGAAAATGTTACTTCTGGTGACCTTCGTGCCTGGTGTTCAATGAATGACTGCAACTATCAGACTGTGACTAAAAAACTAGACGAATATAAGACTGGTCGCGGCAAGTGGAATCTTACCGTTCAAGAACAACTAGAACAAACCTATCACGCAACTCCTGCAACTCCTGCAGTAGAACAAGAGCTCATTCCTGTAAAAGATAATACCTTCGTCAAGTTTGGTAATTTTACAGACATCAAAAAGATTATTCAGTCTCGTCTATTCTATCCATCGTTTATCACGGGTCTTTCTGGTAATGGTAAAACTTTCTTGGTTGAACAGGCTTGTGCCCAACTCAAGAGAGAACTAATCCGTGTCAATATTACTATCGAGACTGACGAAGACGATCTTATTGGTGGCTTTCGTCTTGTTAATGGCGAAACTGTTTGGCATAACGGTCCAGTCATCGAGGCTCTGGAACGTGGAGCAGTGTTGCTTCTAGATGAAGTTGACCTGGCATCTAATAAAATCCTATGTCTTCAATCTATTCTTGAAGGTAAAGGTGTTTTCTTGAAGAAGACCGGTAAGTTTGTACAACCCAAGGAGGGATTCAATGTTGTTGCAACTGCAAATACTAAAGGTAAAGGCAGCGATGACGGTCGTTTTATTGGAACCAATGTTCTTAATGAGGCATTCTTAGAACGTTTCTGTATTACTCTCGAACAAGAGTATCCAACGGTCAAGACTGAACAGAGAATTCTAGAAGGAATTGCTCTAGACCTTAGTATTGAAGACCGACAGTTCTGTAAGCATCTCTGTGACTGGGCTGATATCATTCGTAAGACATTCTACGATGGTGGTATTGAAGATGTTATCTCAACCCGTCGTTTGATTCACATCGTTCGTGCTTACAGTATCTTTGGTGACAAGAGTAAAGCAATTCAAGTTTGTATCAATCGTTTTGATGATGAAACTAAGTCCTCCTTCTTGGAACTTTATGATAAAGTAGACGCTGATTTTGAGATGAAAGTTGACACTGAGGAGGATACTTGATAGAATGAACGCATGGAGTTTATTATATGATCACATGAATTCTTTACCAGAGGAGGGGTACGAATGGACCCCTCTTGTTTCTAATGAGGACAAAATTGAATTGACCGAATCTAATGAGATTAAATTAAATCTTGAACCAGTACATTTTTGGAAGTACAACGAAGACATTGCATTAAAAGAAGTTCGTGATTACTTGTCAGGGACTTATCAATCTCACTATACTTCTAAAGAGTCTAAGACTCAAACACTCGATCTGATTGATAGTATTGGTGACGCAGAAGCTTTCTGTAGATCTAATGCTATTAAGTATCTTTCCCGCTTCGGTAAGAAGGGTGGAAAGTCAAAGATGGACATTCTGAAGGCAATACACTATTGTATTCTTCTCTACCATTTTTCTGGTATTAACAAGCAACCTAAAGGTAACTACGAAACATTTTAATTATGAAACTGTCTGAATCCACTGTTGGTCTTCTTAAGAACTTCTCTTCTATCAATCAATCTATCTTGTTCAAGCAAGGTAGTAAGTTGCGTTCAATCTCAGTGATGAAGAACATCCTGGTTGAAGCTAATGTTGCTGAAGAATTTCCTAAAGATTTTGGTATCTATGACCTGAACCAATTCTTGAATGGTTTGTCTCTTCACTCTTCTCCTGACCTTGATTTTGAACGGGACCAGTATGTTGTCATCAAAGAAGGTAAGTCACGTTCGAAGTATTTCTTTGCTGACCCTTCTGTAATTGTTGCTCCACCTGAGAAAGAGATTACACTTCCTTCTGAGGATGTATGTTTTGAACTGACCAGTCAACAACTTGAGAAACTCAAGAAGGCTGCATCGGTTTATCAACTCCCTGATGTATCTGCTATTGGTGAGAATGGTGTTATCAAACTTGTTTCTCGTGACAAGAAGAATGACACTTCTAATGACTTCTCTATCATTGTCGGTGAGACTGATACTGACTTTGTATTCAACTTCAAAGAAGAGAACCTGAAGATTATTCCTGGTAACTATAATGTAGTTGTATCTTCTAAGTTGTTGTCTCGTTTTAGTAATCAGAACTACGATGTTCAATACTACATCGCACTTGAACCCGACTCTACCTTTGGTTGATTATGACTGACTGGAAAGAACAATACGGTAATCTTCCTGACTCCGAGTTAGACAAGATTGCTGTTCTTCGTGTCATGGAATGTTCTAATGGAGTAATTCAATATGCATTCCGTGATGGCCTAGAACACGCATTACCAATTGAACAAACCCGAGAGGTAATGAAATTTAGTATGTCATGTATTAAGAACATGGCAATACCTCTTAGAGAAGAGACTATTACTTTTTTGCCAGAAACTGAAGAACTCATGCGTCAAGCAAGAGAGTTTTATGTCAATGGTGTGAAGAAAGGTAGTGATAAAGACTATGCTGAGTTTATGAAAATTTCTGAAGCCACTGCACAAGTGTGTGGAATGGAAAGAATTGTAACAGCATTGAAACTCTTGGAACGAGAGGTTGACGTTTTTCCTGAAGGCACACTAAACTGGGGTGTGCAATACCTGATGCAATTTTTTAGTAATGAATATCTTCGTGACTTCTTCGAATCCATGGCAGAGCGCCAAGGTTCTACCTGACAAGCACATTGTCAAGATGCCTCTAGAGACCTGTCAGATGCTTGCTATCGTCTGTTCAGATAAGTGGGGTCATGGGTTCGGTACTTTACCCAAGGCCGATGGAACCCCATACAGCACAGAGAAAGGTGCCTTCCGTAACCACCCTTGCACCATCTGGGCAAATGAGTTTGTGATGAACTGGCAGTGGCTTTTACATCATGGTCTTGCCCTTTGTGATGAGTACACACAAAGGTATGGTAAAGTACACACATGTCTCAATACCTTACATGCTGCAAAGGAAATCTTACCAACTGGAGATCCTACTGGTAGATCTGGTAAAGAAACAACTCCTTTTATATTTGCTGGACCTGATGAGTTCAAGTATGATACAACAGTTGACATTTATACCAAGTATAAAATGTATGTTGCATCTAAACCATGGGTAAAAAATAACTATCTCCGTATTCCCGATCGTAAACCTGAGTGGGTGTGATGAAAGTAATTAGAGTTGATGTGAAAACCCAAGTCACTGTCCTCATCAACGATGATGATGATCACTGGGCAATCAAACACAATGCAATGCAACAAGTGCATGATGACATTCACTGGCACTTGAAAGATAAATTTATTATTGATTACTCTGGATGAAAACTACTTTGAAAGTTAGTGACGATGGAATTTTAACCTTCACAGAAGAAATACTCCAGGAAACTGGATGGAAAGAAGGAGATATGTTAGAATTTATTGATAATGGTGATTCTTTTATTATGAGGAAAGTTGATGAGTCGTAATGAATTTGTTTGGGTTGAGTCATATCGACCACAAACTATTGAAGATTGTATTCTTCCTGATGGGATTAAGAATACATTTAAACAATTTGTAGAGAAAGGTGAAGTCCCTAATCTACTTTTGTCTGGTCCACCTGGATGTGGTAAAACCACAGTGGCCAAAGCCCTTTGTCATGAATTAGGAGTAGATTATTATGTCATCAATGGATCCGATGAGGGACGATTCCTTGATACTGTCAGAAACAATGCGAAGAATTTTGCTTCGACCGTATCGCTTTCGTCAAGTGCTAAACACAAAATCATTATCATTGACGAAGCTGACAACACAACCCCAGATGTACAACTCTGCCTACGGGCGTTTACTGAGGAGTTCATTGGCAATTGTAGATTCATCTTCACCTGCAACTACAAAAATAAGATCATTGCCCCCCTCCACTCCCGATGTGCAGTCATCGACTTTGCCATTAAGGGAAAGGAACGACAGGAACTTGCAGCCAAGTTTTTCAACCGTCTCAGGACTATACTTGAGAAGGAGAGTGTGGAATATGATCCGAAAGTACTTGTCGAACTAATTCAGAAACACTTTCCTGATTGGAGGCGAGTTCTTAATGAACTACAACGATACTCTGTCAGTGGAAAGATTGATACCGGTATTCTTGCAGCATTTAGTAATGTCAAAACAGACAATTTATTCCAGAGTCTCAAAGCTAAAGACTTCTCTAAAGTCAGAAAGTGGGTCGTTGATAATCTGGACAATGATCCTAGTGTACTTATTCGTAGTATTTACGATGCTATATACACACACTTGGAAGGTTCTGGGATTGCTGCTGCTGTCCTCATTATTGCTAAGTATCAGTTTCAAAGTGGATTCGTTGCGGACCAAGAGATAAATATGTTGGCTTGTCTCACCGAGAT